AATTATACGATACCTTGTTCGCGGGAATAGCTGTTCGATTGTTTGACGAGGGAACTGGTGCGCCTCGTTAATCCAAAGGATATCGCGCGACCTACCGTGTATCTTGTCGGGTGTATCTGCTCCGTAATAGCTTATCGTGTTTCCGTTCAGTGTGTAGGAATGGTCTGTCTTGTTGTGGTTGCGTTCATCGTAAAGATTGCAAGCCATTAACACATCCATGAAATCCTTCCACGCGGTAGCCTTTAAAGCTGTGAAAGTATCGCGCACAATGTCTATTTCCATGCCTGTGTATAATAGGCAGTAATCAATTAGAAAGTAAACGGTGGAATACGTTTTCCCGCTACGAGTTCCGCCCTGCAAAAGCGTTACACGTTGGCTCCCTATCTTTTCATGTAGGTAGTCGAAATTAGGATTCGCTTTCATTCGATTTCATAAATGGAGGGAGTTCAGATTTAATTACTTCAACTACGGCTTTAACCTCCATTTGAATTAACTTAGCAGCGATGTTGTAGAACTCTTTAGGATATTCTTCAGCGAAAGCCTCTAAAGATGTTTCTTGTGTTTCTTCGCGCTTCAAAAAAGTATTTAACACAACCTCCTTAACTGTTTTAAGTTGCTTAGTTGATTCGTTTATTGAACCCTTTACGCGCCCACCTGTTTTTTTCCCTTTCATCTAAAAGTGTCTAATTTAGACGCCTCAAAAATACGAATAAATTCCGATTCGCTACGAACTAAAAAATATTCGAGCCCTAAAGCCTCAACTTCATTTTGAAACTTTTTTTGCTTATCGCTTTGTATTCCAGTTTCCGTTTTAAACTCAATGAAGATAACCCGATTCGGTAAGATAGCAACAGTATCGCTTACACCGGACAATACACCGGTATTTGTTTTGTGATAGTTGTTCTCATTTGGGACGCTGAAAATTACACACTTAGGGTTGCATGTAACTCGGCTGTAATTATTCCTAAACCACATGATACATTTGCTCTGAAGATTAGCCTCTGATTGCATAGTCATTGAATTTTGAATCTCCTAAAAGTGCCTCCTGTCTATAAATCCACCCGCTTGAATATGCCATAAGTGAGGCGTATTCTTTTAATGCTTCACGTCCTTTACTTCTAACAACACGCCAAATATACGATGCTTTATACTTCTTTGTCTTTTGGAGTTCCACAAGTTCCGGCAAAGTGAGCTGAGTAAATTTCTTCCCTATAAATTTTTTTGGCACTACTTCAATCATTACACCTTCAATAACTGGTGCTTCTTTCTGCTCAAATACAAGTCCACAAAACTTACATACTTTAGCCGTAGCGTATAACATAGCCTCACATGAAGGGCAAGTTTTTACAGGTGCTGCACCTTCTTTTTTTTTCTTCTTTTCCTTTAGGCTCCATTCACGCGGTTCATTCCACATTCCATGTTGGTCATGGTTCATTCCAAAATCTAAAACGGTGAAGTGTGTTTTTTGGGCGTAAGGGCGCGAACCCCTCCCCAAACATTGCAGGAATAAAGGTAGTGAAAGTGTTTTCCGATTCATGATTACACATTCGATACTAGGCTCATCATATCCGGTAGTAAGTATTCCGCAATTATTTAGGACAGGGAATAAACCTTTTGAGAATGCGGAAAGTATGCGCTCCCGTTCTGCTTTCGGGGTTTTTGATGTAATAGATTCGCTAACTATTCCTTGTTCGTTAAACTCCTTCGCCATTGCATCGCTGTGTTCGATGTTCACGTTAAAAACAATAGTCTTTTTATTCGGTGTGCGCTTCTGCCATTCAGTTACAACTCCGCTGTAAAGTTTCCGCTTATTGAAGTGGTTAAAGAGCGATTCGTCTGTATATTCTTTTCCCTTAATTGTTAGGTCTGAAAAATCATCTACCATTTGGAATGCTTTACATTCGCACAAATAACCCTGTCCAACCAGTTCAGGTGTGTCTATTGTCTGTATTATTTCGGAGTAGTATTTCGGAATGTGCTTTCCTATTGGTGTTGCTGTTGCTCCGATTACTCTCGCGGCCGGGTGTGTGTCGATTAGCTTTGTAAAATTTCCTTTATGTGCTTCGTCAATGATTATCAAATCAGGATATACATTATAGCCGCGTCTGTGTAGCGTTTCAATCATGGCTACTGTAACTATTGCTCGTTGGTCTATTGAGGCTGTATTTGCATTTACTATTTGAATCGGGATAGAATGCCGCTGTAATGCTTTGAATGTTTGCTCAAATAGTTCTACCCGGTCGGTCAAAATTAGGGTGCGCGTTCCTTTGTCGGCTGCCATTCGCACCATTTCAGAAAACACTACTGTTTTCCCGGCTCCTGTTGGTAGTGCTAAAATGATTCTTCGATGTCCGTTCTTAAAAGATTCGCGCAAATCGGAAATCGCTTCTTGTTGGTATGGTCTTAAATGTAGCATATTTTGGTTGAGTTTTTTGTAACGGGTGTAACTGGTTGTAACGGGTGTCTAAAATTCTAGTCGTTACACTATGAAAAACGGGCATTTGTAACGGGTGTAACTAGTTTTCTATTCAAAAGTTTTATATAATACACACACACATCATTATTTATTATTGGCACACACATCATTATTTATTTAGTAACTCTAAAAAGTAGCGGTTACACCCGTTACACCCGTTACACTTAAAACGGGTCAGGCTGATTATCAATGGTTTGCGCATTTAGTGTATCAATTTTAATACAGGAATAGAATTTTCCAACTACTCCGTTTATGCGCGTCAATTTACATTCACCCAAAATAAATTTCAGTTCGATGCCAAACCTAGTCATGTTAATTATCTTCTGATGGGTCGAATTTTCGATGTAAGTTTTAATTTGAGTAGCTGTTAAATGTTCAACATATCCTGCTCCCTGCGATTCTGCTTTAAAGAACTGGGCAATCAACTCGCGTTCAAAAGGCATTTTTTCAAATACCAAGTTAGCGTTTGACAGTTCGGCAAGTTCCGATTTCGATAACTGCCATTCTTCGCCCGATTCATACGCTCTGACAATTTCCATAAACAATTCATCCTTATCAATAGCGTTATATCTATCGTGGTGAATATGTAGGACGTTGACTGGTAAAATACGGGTGTTTCCAGTCGGGTCGTTTATAATATCAACTTCGTTCGATGTTCCGCAAAGCACTGCCAGGCGCTTAAAGTCCTCATTATATTTACCGTAAGGAGCGCGAAGTGAGAAGGTATGTTTCGATGTGAGGTCTTTAAATCGCTTTTCATCATTACGGGTCTTTCCTCCCATTTCATCATCCATAAGTATCAACTTTTGACACATGAGAATTTCATCGTCCTTTTCGCGGTCAAGTTTACTTTCGGCATAATATCTTTTAAGTGCTGAAGGTAGCAACCTCCGAAACCATTCTGTTTTGCCTGTGTTTTGCCCACCTACCAAAGAAAGGACCGAGCGCACCGGGATGCCGTCATAAGCAGCGATTAAACCAATTAGCCATTTACGGATATAAATATTGGCGCATGGTGTATCTGTTTCAATCGTATCAATTAGCGCGTCTATCTGCCCGCTATTCGTTCGGTGGCGGTTACGTTCGATGTATTCCGTTATTGGATTAAATATTTGAATGTGGTCTGAAAAGATTACTGATTCGATTAAGTCTTTTGTAACGTCCTTTGAATTAAAGAACATACGCCCTCGAAGATAGATAGTGTTAAGACGTTCTTTTTTCACCTCCGTTCCTGCCTCCTCAATCATCTTAGTTATGCTATTAATACGGATAGGATGGTTTAACATTATCCAATCTATCAAAGCCGGGATAAGTTCTTCAGGTGTTTTGGCTAACTTATTTACCTCAATATCTTCACGCTTCATTACTTCGGCTGTGATTATTGCGGCATCGCTTTCGGATATGTTTTCCATTTCTACCAACTGCTTTGCTATACCTTCGCTACTTCGCCCGTTCTTTTTCCCCATTGCCGCAACCTGCACCGCCCGTTTATTTTCTTTTGGCAGTTCGATGCCATGCTGTTTAAGTAGGTAGTAAAAGGTTCCAACGGTTATACCTTTGTTTTTTTCACGGGCGCAATAATTAAACTGTGTATCGCATTGGCTTTCGCTGTATTTATCAGATGTGCTGCATAACGCATGATAATAGGCGCGTCCACCTTCGCCAAAGCCATTAGCCAAAGCAAAGCCTAATTTTAAATAACTGTCATAGTCCGGTGCTATGTTTATTCTTCGTTCGGTTACGGTTCTAATCAACTCCTCAACTTTGTTTTGCGGAATAATTAACGGTAGCGATTTCTGTTTAGTAGGTTTTTCAACGGCGCATTTAGCCTTTAGCGATTTGTCATTAGTGAATATTTCAGGGTCATGCGAAACAAAACGGAGCGATGCCACATTCTTAGGCGCAGGGTCGGAAGTAATACCGAATTTTGCATAGTAATAACTTGCCAACCAGTTATAGCTTTCAACGTGTTTATCCGGATTAACCTTTGCAATTATGGCAAGTCCTTTTCCAGTTACAGAAAGAAACAGCGCGTAGGTGTACGGGTCGGCTGCAAGTTCTGATTTGTCGGTATAGTTATCAATATCAATACAGATAAACCCGCTATGCTTTATTAGCTTGTCTTTATCGCGCTCTTTAAATAGCCCTGCAATAGTTACGGATGGAAGTGTGCGCTTTAGTTTATCGCGTGTAGCTTTGTCCGGTGCATTGCGAATAGGTTCAACCAACTCGCTCCACGTTCCGTATTTAACGGCTGAAATAAATTCGGTTATAGTAGTTGCACCTGTTGAAAGATGTGGCTTTTCACGAAAGCCTATAAAAGTTGAAATATCCATGTAGGGAAAGAAGCCCCGAAGCGAAAGCCCACAGGAGTAAGCTATGGTTTCGACAACGGGGCACATAAATTTGTAAAGTCATCTTACTCATGACGTATGCAAATATAAGAATTAAAACGGTAAATCTCCGTCCCATTCTTTCGTTTCCTTCACCTCACTTGCCGCGTCCGATGCTGTGCGGGTGGGAGTAGATTCGGCTTTCGGTGTAGGCTTCCAGTCATCTACTTTGACGTAATGAGTTTCACCGTATTTGCCAGGTTCTTTCCGTTTGCATAATTCAAAATTAAAATATCCTTTCTCGTTTGTGTGTTTCTGAATTTCCGCAATAACCTTTTCGGCATTGCCTGAAAGTTTGATTGAGAATTTAGATTCCTTGCCGTTGATGCTGATGTAGTCTGCCATTGTTTATTGTTTTAATTTTTTACGTTCTAAAATAAGTTGTTTATACAGTTCACCTGCTTCATGGTTATGCCTTAACTCTAACGCCTTTACATAGGCTAATTCGAGCCGCCTGATAAAAGCAGATTGTGTTTCGGAGGGGTTGATTGTTAGTTGCATATTATTTCGTATTCGGTTATATCCTCGCATGGCAGTATCATGCCGTAGATTAGGCAGAAGTCTGTCATGGTTTTACAAGTTGAATGGTTACACCAATATCGGTAGTGCTAACTGTCAATCTTTTACCGTGCCGCTTTCCATATTGTCGGGCGGCATTGGCGATGCTGATTCTATTTGTGTAAGATGTTTCGGCTATTATCAAAGGCTTTCTAGCTGTGATAGTATCGAACGGATAAAAGAGCGGTCTGTATTTTCGTATTGCTTTCATGGATGCAATAATACGAAATAAAATTTAAAATATTTGGCAAAATGTTTTCCACACTATTTTCCATTGGTAAATGTTTATAACTTTGGCTAAAATTATGGTACACCAAACAAAATAAACGAACAAACATTTGGTTGTTTCGTAAACGTCCGTATATTTGCACTGTCAACGCAATGAAGCGGTGGAGAAAAACAAAACAAAATGACAACTTTAAACGAATCAATAACAGACGCAAAAAAAATAATGACAGCAAACAACTTGCCATTTGCTACGATTTGGAAGACTGGTAAATCATACGGATTCAACTTTGAAAAGCAAGCAATAGGATTTACTACAACACAATGCGGAGTAAAAAGAACGGTAGTTGCAACTGTATAACATGAAAAAACCCAATCCCAGCCAACATACCCCCGTTAAAAGAAACGGGGGCATCGGGTGCAAATCAAAATAGTATTATCAAACCAAATTTTAGAAATCATAAAAATCAATCCAACAACATGAAACAGCACGACTTCACTCAACACAGCACCAAGCAACTATTCGCCCTCAGACGCCAAATGAAATCCGTAACACAGAACCCGAATTGTAATATCTTGGAAGTTCCCGTTTTGGCAACAATCGCTCAAATAGGCGCTGAACTTGCCACACGCGGTTTGACTTCGATAATCAGACGTGAAACAATTTTCATCACTAACTCGTTAAACTAACCATGCGAAAAGATTCAATCCTAACCACCGACCAAGTAGCCGACATTGTTTTAATCCAACTCGCGCTGTTTATACTTGAACTAACTTTTTACCTTAATAAATTTTAAACAAACAAAATGAAAATCAAACTAAAAGTAGAAACGGAAATCGAAAAGGAAATCACTTTCCCTTACTTTCTAAAAATGGATTCAGGCACTTATGTAGCCTATTTAAATCAGGACAAAACATTAATAGTTAGGGATAGCTCAATAGATTGGTATAGCCAATTTATGGAAACCTATATCTGCGATGCCGAACATATCGAAATCACAGCGGAGGAATTCACGCGCAGATATGACCGAATTCTTGAATTTTTACAGTCTTTTAAATCACAGTTCTTTAAATAAATAAACAATGGAAAATTCATCAACACTAACTAAAATTGCCCCTGCACTGGTAAAGGCCCAATCTGAAATGAGTAATGCGGTGAAGGATAGCAAAAACCCTTTTTTCAAATCTTCCTACGCTGATATTAACAGCGTTAGGGAGGCTTGCATCCCTTCACTCAATAAGCATGGAATAACAGCTTTGCAGCCTACCGTTTACCGCGATGGCAAATCATTTGTTCAAACATTACTACTTCACGAATCTGGTGAGTATATTTCTTCGCTTACCGAAATTATTTGCAATAAACAAAATGATGCACAATCTCATGGGTCAGGTGTATCGTATGCGCGGAGATACGGTTTGCAAAGTATGTGTAATTTGGGCAGTTCAGATGACGATGGAAATGAGGCAAGCGCACCAGCACCGGCTAAACCTTCCACAGATAAGGCATGGCTAAACAAAGGAACGGACGAATGGAAGAATGCCGTAAATGCCCTGCTAAAAGGCACACACACAATCGAGGACGTTAAAAAGAAGTATTCTTTATCAAAGCCGAATGAAACCGAATTATTAACCTTAACAACTAAAAAATAAAAACAAAATGAAAGCAAACGTAATAACATCAACAATAAAGTTGACACCAAAGATGGCAATGGATTTTCTTTCAAATAATAATGCTAATAGGCATGTTGACGAAAGATTGGTTTTAAAATATTGCAATGACATTATAAATGGTAACTGGCAAATGAATGGTGAAACCATTAAAATAGCACATGATGGAACTGTGTTAGATGGGCAACATAGACTTAAAGCAGTTGTAAAATCTGCAATGCCAATAGATACACTATTGGTAATTGGTTTAGAAAGAAATGCTATAAACACAATAGATACTGGCAAGCCTCGAAGCGCATCAAATCTATTTCAAATAAATATGATAAGCAACTCAACAAATGTAGCTTCATCAATATCAAAGTATTTGGGATTGTGTAAAGGTTCTAAAAATGTTGCTACCGTATCTAAGCGAGATATGAGAATTACAAATAGCGATATTCTAAATGAGTATAATCTTAACCCTGAATTTTGGCAAAATACAGTCAGGTGTGGCACTGTGTATTATACAAAATGGTTTAGAATTATTTCACCTTCCGATTATTCAGCTTTGTATTCTTTTTTTAGAACTAAATACGATGCATCATTTGTTGATATTTTCTTTGATTCTATTGTTGAAAGAACTGGAATTGGCTCATTGCTATTTGAAAAACTAATGAGAGATTACAACTCTAAATACAAAATGGCAGGCAATGAAAAGACTGCATTGATAATAAAAGCATTCAATTACTATGTGTCAGGTAATTTGCCAAAGGTTCTAAAGTTCTCAAAAGAAGAATATTTCCCAACTATCTAAACTAACATAATGAAAACACTTTACCAAATCGGAGAGGAGCAAAAGGAATTGCTTGCCGAAATAGAAAACAACGAAGGAGAGATAACGGATTCTCTTGCCGTTAAAATGAATCTGCTTGCCGAAAATATAGAGGAAAAGGCAATAGCCTATGGATTTGTCATAAAGCAGTTTGAAGGCGAGGAATCGCTTATAGATGCCGAAATTAAGAGGCTGCAAGAATTGAAGAAAGCCAAAGCCAAAACAAAGGACTATTTGAAAGAAAGGATTTCAGCCGCTCTTATTGAGTTTGGTATTGAGAAAGTTGAAACTCCATTACTTAAACTATCCTTTCGCAAATCGGAGGCGGTGGAAGTATTCGATGAAAGCCTATTGGAATCTCTGTTCTTTAATTATAAGCCAACTATTGATAAGGCGGCTATTAAGTCGGCATTGAAAGTTGGTGAAGTGCCTGGTGCGCGAATGGTTTCAAAAGATAATTTGCAAGTAAAATGAAG